CTCCGGTTTGGTATCAGTTAATACCTTAGATTGTATTATTAACCAGCTTGTGTAGTTGTAATACCATCTTGAACTTTACATTGTCCGTTAAGATACCAGTTAGTGCCATCAGACCATACATGAACAAAATCTCCATGAACAGCTTTGTTAGCTACTAATGAAATAGTATCTGCATCTGTAACTGTAGCTACTGAACCTGCTGCATCTTCCGGAGAAGATATATTACCTACAATAATATTAGCACTAGATGCTGTTACTATTGTATGCGTACCTGTAGGTTCAGTTGCTCCGACATAAAACCAATACTCTAAACCTGCTGCTGGAGTAGGAAGAGTTTGAACTTTAGCTGCTGCTACATTCATAACGAAACGAGTACCTGATTCGGCTGCTGTAATTGTGTTAGCTGCAGTTATTGCTTCAGTATCTGAAGGCTTCTGAACTTTAGTAGCAAGTTCACGAACATCGCCTACTTTTGCTGAATTACGACCAGTATCTCTTATATTTACTATTGCCATATTATTTACCTCTAAAATTTATGGGTTAAAAAAAGGAGGAGTCCTAAAACTCCCCCAAATTTATGTATTAGTCAATTCCGTAGAATGCACTTACTAGAGCTTCATCTCTAAGTACTTTCGCACCATAGACATGTAAGCCTCTAACAATATCACCAAACGATGTTGGGTCTCTCAACACTTCTGTTGAAAGGATTGTGTTAGCAGTTGCAGTTGAAGACATGTGACCAGCCATACATTTACCAGCAGCATTAGATGTTGCAGCAATGTTGTTTGATTTATACATGCTAAATCCACGAAGTTTTCCACTTGAAACCATTCCATTTCTAATAGAACCTTGTCCACCATTATAGTCGACAGATAATAATTTAGAACTAGATTGTCCTAAGACTTCATAAAAGTCAGGACTTGCAACGAACCATCTACCTTCTTCAGGTACATTTTGTTCATCTAATAGTCTCGCCATTCTACCCATAAGGTCTAATGGGTCATGTTCGTTAGAATCAAAACCAATATCTAAATTACCTGTTCCATCAAAAGTTCCTGCTGCTAAATCAGTAGCATTGTCAGAACCTAAAATGTGATTAGGTGATGAAGCTGAACAACCAGAGAACATAGTTGCTAATACAGCAGCATCATATGAATCTTTCAATGCATATGCAGCAGAGCTGGAAGCAACCTCTTTGAAGTTGACATGTGACATATTAGTTTCAATATCATCTACGATGAATTTGAAAGCTTTAGCACTATCAACAACCAAAGTAATTTCTTGGTCTGTTAGTCTAGTTTCAGTTGTGTCGCTATTTCTTGTGTAATCTGACACAGAAATAACTGGTTCTTTGATAATCTTTACAGAGTCTCCGAAAGAGGATATCTCACCGGCATAGTCGGTGTTTGTGATAGCTTCAATTACCGAGGCTTTTCTGAAAAAGTTTAAAACCTTTTTAGAGTAAACCGAAGGTAAAAAGAAACTATTAGTTTGTCCACTTACGGAGTTTGCAAAGTTAGCATTGGTATCTGTTGAGGGTTCAAAAAATTGAGCCATGATACTTTCTCCTTTAAGTTATAGTTTATTTTGAGATTCTACCATCTTGCATAGCATCTGATATGTCTTTTTCATACTTATCAAATTCAGCCATACTCATAGCAGCAATCTCCCTTTCTGACCATACTTTCTCTTGCTTTGGTTCAACAGTTATTGTTTTAGTTGAAACCATATCAGCAGCAGATTGTCTGGTCGGTTTAGAATTTGACTTAGTCTTTGTAGGTTCTATACCAAAATCTTTTTTAAATAAATCTAAAGCACGAGAAGCTAAATCGGCATCACTAGCATTTGAGTATATCCAATCTTGGATAGACTTAGGTTGCTCTTTTGCCCAAGTATGAAAGTCATCACTATTTCTGATATCTTCAAAATCAGGATGTTTTTCATTTAACCTTTGTTCTGCATCTTGTCGTACTAACTTATTCTCTCTTTCTTGGAGTTTACTAAGGCGTTCTTCTAGAACTTTTGCTTTAGACTCCGATTGCATATGAGCAACAGTTTCTACAACTTCATACACATCAGGATAATTATTTTTAAACTCTTCTAGTTCTTCTTCAGATTTAGGAGCTTTATATGAAGTTCTATTTTTAGTAGCTTCTTCAAGTAGCTCTTGTTCTCTAGTTTTAAACTCATTAAGTTTACTATCATAATGTTTTTTTAAATCATCATATCTTTTTTTATAGTTAGGTCTTTTATAAGGTGTGTCCTTTTTAGACTCTAACTCTTCAGTATTGACACTTCCTTCAGCATTTACTTTAGTTATGTCATTACTATCAAAAAGTTTATTTTGAGGTTCTTCAAAATACATTTCATTTGATGATGTAAAAGGTTTATCTTCTTCATTGTGCCAAGGCTTATTTGCATTATAAGGATTTGGCGTTTCTTCTTTTTGGACTTTATTAGTCATTTTCTTTTCTCCTAATTGGGGCTTTGTTTACAAGGTAGCTCTATGTCGACTAGAGGGCTTGTATTGTAAAGGTAGCCTTTCGGTTCTTAATTTGATAAAGTGCCTACGCTAGTAGGGTAGCTTTATCACTTGTTAGCTGCGAACATATCTTGATTGTACAGAAGGGTCGAGCATACTTTCTCTAATTTTATCTCTAACAGTATTATCTTCTTCCGGTACAAAAGTACTTTCATTAGTTACTTGTTGTCGACTAACATTAGAGTTAATCTCTTCTTCTCCACTATCGAGCATTCCACCCACAGCTACTTGTTGTCTTTCATCTGCATTAGCTTCAGCATCTTTCATCATAGACATTAAAGTGTCTTCTCCGATTTCTTCTACAGCTTTTGCAGTAAAGACAAATTCTCCATCAGATAACCTTGCGGGTATATCATCTGAGACTCCTGTTCCCGGTCCATCTAC